TTTTCGAGCAAATGGACTTTCTGACGCCGCAGCTCCTCCGGATCCTGAAGCCCGGCCGGATCGCAGCGATCCACGTCAAGGACCGTGTCCTCTATGGAAATGCGACCGGGACCGGAATGCCGACGATTGAACCCTTCCATGCGATGTGCATCGAACATTACATGAAGCACGGATTTCAATATTTCGGCATGATCACGGTCGTGACGGATGTCGTTCGCGAGAACAACCAGACGTACCGGCTCGGATGGACCGAGCAATGCAAAGACGGCACGAAGATGGGCGTCGGATGCCCGGAGTACATCCTGCTCTTCCGCAAGCTGCCGACCGACACCAGCCGCGCATACGCTGACGTGCCGGTGACGAAGACAAAAGAGCAGTACACCCGGGCGCAATGGCAGATCGACGCTCATGCGTTTTGGCGGTCCAGCGGTGACCGGCTGCTGACGAAGGATGAGCTTGCGAGCTACCCGATCGACCAGCTGCAGGCGGTGTATCGCAAGTATTCTCGCGGTACGGTCTACGACTACCGCGAGCATGTGGAGTTGGCGAAGAAGCTCGACCGCGACGGCCGTCTGCCGGCGACGTTCATGGTCGTGGCGCCGGGCAGCTGGGACGACAGCGTCTGGGACGACATTGTGCGGATGCGGACGCTCAACACGTCGCAAAGCCAGAAGCGTTTGCAGATGCACGTTTGCCCGTTGCAGCTCGATATCGTAGAGCGGATCATCAATCGTTATTCCAACCCCGGAGAGGTTGTCCTAGATCCGTTCGGCGGCCTGATGACCGTGCCCTACGTCGCCATCAAGATGGGCCGGAAAGGATATGGGATCGAGCTTAATACGGACTACTTCCGGGACGGGCTCGGATACCTGAAAGCTGCGGCTGAAGAAATATCGATGCCGACGCTGTTTGATCTCGAGGATCTGCGCGGCCAGCAGACGGCCGCGGGTGCGTGAGAGGAGGAAAGAGGGATGATTGCGCCTGGCATATATCGGGTAAACGGAAAGTACACGTCGAGATATGTCGGTGTAGTTGAGGTTTTGGAAGCGACTGACGACTATGTGAATTGTCGGAGATCAGATGGTAAAGTAGTGACGCTGAGCCGTAATACCGTTGAAGCTCTGAGATGGACGCGGATCGATCAATCGTCCGCCTATGGCAACGACTGCCCCGGCGGTCGATGTGAGTGGTGACGCCATGAGCAAGGACAAGAAGATCACCATCCGGCAGGCCGTCAAGCTCGTGCAAGACGCCTACGACCGCTACGAGGAGCTGGCGAAGCAGGTCCTACGCGAAGAATTCGGATTCGGGCCGGCGCGGCTGGCCCGGTTCGAAGAGCGTTTTTCGGAGTTGGCCGCGCAGGAGGCCATGCGGATTGAGGCGAGGTTGAGGAATGAAAGGAGATGAGGGTAGAATGAAGGCCATTACCATATACCAGCCATGGGCAAGTCTCATCGCCCACGGGTTCATTTACTTCGGAGACTTCACGCCCGGACGCTACGCATGGGAACTGGACAATGTGCGATTGATTGATTCGATTCCGGCCAAAGGACAGCAAGGCATATGGAATTGGGAGGGCGAGAATGTTTAACGAACGAACAAGACAATTCTGGCGCGGGCGGATCGAGATATTGCAAGCTGATGCAGCGCGGTATCGGGGTATGGGATGGACGTTATATGCGGAGCTGTGCGAGGTTTCGATCAGGAAATATGAGGAGCTTTTGGAGAGGCAAAAGACGCTGCAGGAGATAGACGAGAGGGCCAAAGCGATATAAAAAAATCCCCTGCATCTGGGCCATGCAGGGGAAAACCGAATAAACGTTCCTACACCAAATATACCATACAGCGAGGTGTAGGGGTATGGGCGCACAACAACTTTGCTTCGGCATATACGAGATCGACGAAGAAAAGACGAAAGAGGCGGTCGAGCGGTATCTGCTGCTGGCCCGGGAGTACAAAGTGACGGAATACATCCCGCACGAACTGAAGGTCACACCGCTGTACGAACCGCGCTACCACGGGCATACGAACGCGGTCGAGTCGCAGGTTGAGAAGGTCGCCATCCTGAATGTGGACGAGCAGGAGCGGCGCCGAAAGCACGTCGAGCGCGTAGAAAAGGCGGTTAGCCGGCTGGGTGCCCGGCAGCAAAAGCTGATCCGGATGCGCTATCTGGACGATGACAACGTGCTCGATGTCGATGTGGCTACAGCTCTCGGGTACAGCACCCGGCACTATCGACGGATCAAGTCGATCGCCATATACCGGCTGGCAGCAGCCTTGGGACTGGTGGTGCTGAAAGAAGACTGAAAATCATGTCCGCTCTATGTCCGCTATATGGCCGCATTGTGGCCGCTTTCTCGCAAAATTTCATGATATAATGGTATCGTCGAAGAATTGCAATCAGGGTCGCCGATCATCGGCGGCCTTTTCTTTTTGCCTGCTCATCCCCAAATTGCCGCACGACCGAAGCCTGCTCGCGGGGCAAAGCGAGACAGGTGCGGCTCCCTCCTTTCGACCGCGACCGGAGCGGTGAATGAGCAGGACCCGGGCGCTCGCCGGCCGTGCAAACGATCCGGAAGTGCCGGCACACCATCATAGGGAGGAATGAATCGTGAAAGAGAGATCCGTCATCACCGTCCCGCGCAATTTCGCGGGCTGGATCAGCAAGCGGCATCGCATCATCTGGTCGGTCAATCCGTATCGGCGCGATAAGCGGACGGGGGTTGTGCGGCCGTAAACAGGAAAAATCCTACTTGTGTCGAATTATGGGGTAAGGAGGGTGATCGAAATTGAGCATTATCGATGTGATCGAGACTCGTCGAAAGTATGATCGGCTCTGTAAAGATGTGGTCGAAAAAACAAATACGTTCTTTCGTGAATTAGTGGATGAGTATGATAAATCGGCTCGTGATATTCACACTAAGTTGCCTGGTAGTATTCAAATTGTCGAAAGTAGCGAGAAATCGTATCGTTTTAAAATACTTAACCACAATTTTGCGCTGACAGTACATGATGAAGTTGCATTGGTTGATATGGACGCGGAAATTAACAAAAGATTCCCCACTAGGGATTTTATTGAGATAATTGTTAATGAACCTGAAGTTACGAATAAATTGGCCGGTTGCATTACGTTAACGGCTAAACTGGATATTGGATATGTAACCATTATGAGGATTTTTGTGAATCATAAAGAAAAAATTGCGTATGAATATGGAATTGGATGGAGGCACGACCCAATATTTACTGATAAAGGTAATATAGGCCCTCTGATGAAGGAAGAGTTTTTTGAAAATCCAATAACATGGTTCGTTTTGGGCGAGCATGCAAAATGGTCACCAATCAAAGATATTAGAATTACAGACAATGTAACTTATTTAAAACCTAACAAGATTGGCTTTACTCCAGCACCTTAAAAAGGTGCTTTTTTTTACCTATTTTTGTGTGAGGTGGTGGTCCATGAACTTCGTCCAGCCGATCCGTGATCCGCAGATGGTCGAGGCCATCAGGCAATATTTCAAGATCCGGAACTTCCGGAACTATATCTTCTTCTCGCTCGGCGTCTACAGCGGCCTGCGCGTGTCCGACTTGCTCAACTTGAAAGTCGGGCAAGTCCGCGGCACCCACATCGACATCGTCGAGTCGAAGACGAAGAAGCGGAAACGGTTCATCATCCACCCGTCGATCCGCGCGGACCTGGATTTCTTCATTCGGGACAAGCAGGATCATGAATATTTATTCCAGAGTCGGCAGCGGAAGAAGCACACCGGCTTTGCCGGTAGGCCGATCGACCGCAGCACTGCTTACAAGATGCTGCGCGAGGCGGCCGATCATTTTGGCCTGACCGACATCGGCACGCATACGATGCGGAAGACGTGGGGCTACCACCTGTACATGCAGGACCCGCGGAATCTGGCGTTACTAATGCGCATGTTCAATCACACGTCGGAAACCGTAACTTTGATGTATTTGGGGCTGACTCAGGACCTCATGGACAGCGCGATCCGCCGCCTGAAGTACGCATAATTCAGGTTGTGTTGCACTCAAACCACTGCACCATAAACAAAGCCTAGAAGAATCGAAGAAAAACAGCAGTTTATGAGTGCAACAGAATCTATGTTATGGGTTAGTCTAATTACAGTTTTTAGTCGATGCGCAGGTTGATTTTTCGCGCAGTCTTTCGTAACTCTTGTCTCTGTGAAAACGTTTCAACGTGAAAACAACTCAATTGGCCGGAGGTGGGGTGAGATGTGAGTGGCACCGAAGCGCAGTCCGTTGGAGCGAAGGGCCTTCAAAATGTGGTGTGCCGCTGGCCGCCCGCGGCAGTTGAAGTGGATTGCGGACGAGCTCGGCGTCAGCCCCGAGATGATCCGCAAGTGGAAGCATTATTACAAGTGGGACGATCGCGAAGATCCGCGGCCCGGGGCACCACGCGGCAATAAGAACGCCGTCGGCAACAAGGGCGGCGCGCCGAAGGGGAACGCCAATGCCGTCAAGCACGGCCTGTACCGTAAGTTCATGCCGCAGGACGAGGAATTCCTAGAAATTTACGATATGGCGGCCGAGGCCGATCCGCTCGACATGCTCTGGCACAACATCACCACACAGTTCGCCGCGATCATCCGCGCACAGAAGATCATGTTTGTGAAGGATCGCGACGAAATGATCAAAGAGCTGAAGAAGCGGAAGCGGCAGATGGATACTGAAAAAGTCGGAAAGAATCCGGATGGCACGAACAAATACGAAACGTATGAATCCTACATTGAAGAGGAATGGGATTTCCAGTTTGCATGGGATCGTTACGCGACGTACCTTAAGGCGCAGGCGGCCGCGATCAGCGCGCTCAATTCGTCCATCCGGCAGTTCCTCGCAGCGGCACCGGAGGCGGACGAGCGCCGGGCGAAGCTGGAGCTTATGCAGGCGCAGGTTGCCAAACTCCGGGCCGAGACGAAGGAACTCGAGGGCGACAGCGAGGGCAGCGTGACCATCATCGATGACATCCCGATGCAGCCGCAGGCAGGTGGCTCGCATGGTTAGATTGACGAGCCTGATCGCCGCGTCGTTCTATGCTGTCTATCACTTTATCAAGGCGGGTGCATACACGCATTGGTGGCTCAAGGGCGGCCGGGGCAGCACAAAATCCTCGTTTATTTCGCTCGTCATCATTCTGGGGATCATGCGGAACCCGGGGACGCATGCGGTCGTACTCCGTAAGGTAGCGGCGAACCTCAAAGACAGCGTATATGAGCAACTGCTGTGGGCGATCGACGTGCTCGGCGTCAACCACAAGTGGAAGGAGAAGCTCAGTCCGCTCGAGCTCGTCTACATACCGACCGGACAGCGCATTATCTTCCGCGGCGCGGACAAACCGAAGAAGATCAAGTCGATCAAAGTCAAAACGGGATATATCCGCTGGATCTGGTTCGAAGAAGTCGACGAGTTCAACGGTCCGGAGGAAATTCGGGTCATCAATCAGTCGCTGATGCGTGGCGGCCAGAAATTCGACGTGTTCTATTCGTTTAACCCGCCGCGATCTGTGGC